TCTTTCACGGGCTTTATATCTTACATTGCCAGTATCGAAATCACCATCCATAGAAGTTGTTAAAGCAGTTCTTTCAAAATGCTTCATACCGTTAGGTACGTCAGTAGTTAAGAAGTAAGCGTCACCATCAGTTAGATAGTGGTTTACTGTATAACCTTCTGGTATTGCACCATTATTTCTTAATGCGTTAAGGTCGTTATCAGCTGTACCAACACGAAGTTGAGTATCTAATAAACGAGTAGCAACGAATTGAAGAGCAGGTGGAATAACCAACTTACGTGGTTTAGCTGCAATCAATAGACCTCTTTCATCAGTCCATGCTGCGATTTGAATCACTGCGTTTTCTAATGCTGTTTCGTTAAGGTCTGTTGGTGTCGCTTGTGTATTACTATTAGTACCACCTGAAACTAATGGGTGGTTAGTAACTGCACCAGCGGCATTAGTACCAAACAATGAACGGTTATCGCCACCAAGGAAGTTCTGGTTGTAACCATTGTTAAGAACATTAGCTGCTCTAACTTGTTTAGTGTTTGCCATTGAACGTGCAAGAGCTTTAGTGTAGCGAGCTGAAAGACTATCATATAGATTATCTTCAACTGCTTCTTCAGTTAAACTGAATCCTAAAGCAATTGTTACGTGGTTGTATCTAGCTGTAAAAGCTTCTTGTGCATTATCATATGCAATAGCTGCTCCCTCATTTTTCAAAGGTGCGGCTGCAAAGCCAGCTAGTTTTGTTTCTTCTTCGAAAGAACGATCTGAAGATTCAGTTTCGTAAATCTCTTTATGTTCTTCCCCATAACGTGCATATTCTAAACCGAATAGCGCGTTAAGTCCTGGTAATAGCTCCTTAAGGAGCTGGGCTCTTGAAATTGCCATGTTTTATTCTCCTTAATTAGATTCCAGTTGCATTATCATATGAGTGAATACCTGCATTAAACTTAATTAATAAGTCTGTAAATGCGTCACCCACGGTTGAAGTTGGACTGTCTACAAAGTCAACAATACGGAAAGCAATAGTTGCTGTCGTAGCTGTTGTAGAAGATACTGCACTATTAGAATTACCTGTAGTAGTATCGCCTGTAGTTGTAGATTGAACTGCTGCGAAGTTAGTATTCTGACCTAAATCAGCTTGTGTAACTGCGCCGTCCGCTTGTGCCATAAAGATTACATCTGGGTCGTCAACAATATATGCTTGAGCGTCATCTGCTACTGTGCCTGTAGGCCAGTTGTTTCTAAACACTACTGTGCCGAGATTAGGGTCTGTGTAAGTACAACCTACAAAAACACCAACAACACCGGCAGGGAATGCGTCTGCGTTGTTACCTAAATCTGTAACAATTTCAACAGTTCCCGCAGCTACGATTGCAACAACCGAGCCATTATATATATTAGTTCCGTATCCAGAAGCAATCGGTAATAGACGCGTAGAGCCCGCATAAGGGGTACCGCCTATATGGTTTACCGCTTTAAGTCCGTAAGGACTAGCTGTAGTTGCCATGATTGTTTCTCCTATTTATTTTTTGCCCTTTCCAAAACTTCGACCATTTTCTTGACCTTCAGCAAACTTAGGCATACGAGGATCATTTTGATTCAGGTATGACTGGTCAACTGCTTCAGTCTGCGCTCTTGTTTTTTCATTTACAAAAGCTTGTCTTTGGTCCATCATTTCTTGAGGAGCTTTACATAATAATAGACCTCCAATTTCTATGCCTTCTTTAAATTGGCTATTGGGGTCTGCTTGTAATACGACTTCTGGGTGTTCCGAATGCTTCACCGGTTCCCAGCCTTCACGCATTTTTGAAGATACGTTCATGTTATCAGGCTCATTCAATAAAGAAACTCGAATCCAACGATAGGCCCATCCAGCTTTTTTAGTAAACTCTGGAAGGAGTGAGGCAGGTTGCCATTTTTTTGCTACGTCTTCTCTTACTTCAGTATCTCTTGATTCTCTTTTAATTACCTTATCCATTTGCGTTCTCCAATTTAATCATTTCTCGTGCATATTGTTCCGGTGTTAACTTAAGCTTTTTAGCAAAAGCAACCTGTGTCTTAGAAAGACGTACTTTTCTTGGCGCGGTACTACGCGTTGCCGGCGCAACTACATTCGAAGGTTTGCGTTGGGCGGGTCTATCCGGTTCCAACGAATTATCCCCAAAATTTTCAGGGAATCGTTTTTGCATCGTTTCATCTATACGACGATAGTATTCGTCACTTGTAGGACTTAACCCACTCCTGACTAATTTCTCATGTACTCCTAAAGCTAATGAAGTCATTTCTTCATCTTTACCAAACCAAGTATTTGCGTCTTGCCATGCTTGCGCTTTTGCGTCTGGTTTAGCAACTTGAGGTTGTACTTGTTGTTGATTAGACTCTACACTATTTTCTACCTCTTGTGAAGTAGTATATTGTGGTTTTAGTCCGCTAGCTTGAGCTAATTTCATTTGGGCACTATTCATTGCACTCTGAGCTTCAACTATTTTTTCTGTATCTCCACTTTCATAAGCTTCTTTATAATCACGTTTAGCAATTTTAAGCTCTGTTTCAGAGGCGCTAACTAAAGTCTTAATATAGTCTTCCTCACCTGTGCTTAGTGTAGTCTGTAATTTCTTATTTTGTTCCGCTACTTGTTGCGCATAACTCACAGCCTCTTGTCTTTCTCTTTCAGCTTTCTCTTTCTCACGTCTTTCGTCATGATGCATCTTCTTCAATTGCGCCATACGTTGTTTAACACGTTCAGAGTAACCTTCAAGTGTATCTTCTTCTACTTCTTTTTTAATTTCATCAGGTAGTGGCTCTTTGCCTCTATCTTCTGGAGGAGTGTCATCTTCCTCTTCGATCTCTAATTCTAACTCAGTCTGTTTAGGTTCTTGTTCTACTCTTTCAACATCTGCAGTAGACTTTTCAGGTCGAGTTTTTTTACCTTCGTCTAAATCGACTTCTAGCTCTTCTCCCTTCATATCTAATTCATCTGGTATTTCATTTATTATCTCTGCCATCTTTGCTCTCCTATGCGCGTTCGTAGCCACGTGGATCATCCACTACAGCTTCAACCGTGTCGTCGTTAATAATGCGGAATTCTTTTCCGTGTATTTTAATTCTAGTACCTGCATAAGCTCTAGTAATAACGAAGTCTCCTTCTTTACACCATGCTCCTGTTGGAAATCTAGCTTCATCTTTATAAGCTAAATCTCCTAGTTGCATAACAAACAAAACAACAGTTGAATGTTCTTGTATTTGTTTTACAGCATCTGATTTGATAAGACCACTTTCATATTTTTCATCTGCTTCAGGCACCATACATAAAATACGATAGCCTTTAACATCAGGTAGTTGTGAAGTAAGTTTTTTAAGAGCTTCATCTTGGCTTACTTTTTTACCATCAGTGGTAGTTGTGTTTTTAGTTTTAATAGGTGCTCCAGAGCTGGAGACTATTGTTTTGTCTGGGGTGGCTATAGTCATTATTTACCCCCTATCTTTACAACACTATCCGTAGGACTGCTTTCAAAGTCTTCGTTGTCTTTAGTTAGGTTTGCTATCATATCAGCAATAAACATTTGAACATGGTCAAATCCTCTAACTTGTCCACATGCATGCTGATAACCTGCGAGGTCAGCGGTGCCTCTAGCCATATCTTCTGTTACTTCGTTGCGTCTCTCTTTTATCTGGCCTGATAAATATAAGAGCGTTTCTTTCTCTGTCATGTTAATCCTTTTTATTAGTTAGTATTGTCCTCATCTTTAGTTTCTTTTATCTCGGTTCTGTCTCTTAACTTTTGCGTATGTGCAATAGTCTCGTTACGTAACCTAGATTCTTCTGAGCGTAAAGCAATATCTTTTTCTTTGTTAATTGCTTGTGCTCCTAATTTAGCACCTTCTATAACTTCTTTAGTTGTTATATCTTTTTGTTGCATTTCAGCTTTAGCACCTATATCAGCACCTTTAATTGTTTCTTGTGATTTAATTCTAGCTTGTTCTAACATCACATCTTTCTGTACTTCTACAGTTGCTTTCTGTTTATCCAGTTCTAGTTTAGCTTTATCTAGTTCTATATCAGCCATCACTTTCTGAGCTTTAGTCTTGGCTTCTTCTTGTTTAATCTGAAGTTCAGCTTGTTGCATCTGTAATACTGGATCTTGAGCTTGTTTCTGTCTTTCTTCTTCAGAAGCTTTTAGACTACTGTCACCTAATACTTTAGGCGCAGCTTCAGCTGTTAGTCTAGCAACTTCATTCTCAATATCTATTGGTAGTGGCTCATCTATCGGTGGAAGTGGTACTCCTAATTTATTCTCAATTTCTAATCTATATTGGAAAGCAATGTGTTCTGCAATATGTGCTTCCATAGCAGCTTGTATCATTCCTGCTTTTGTGCTTTGCCCTACTAACTTTCTAATTAGTGGGTCATCAGTGAATGCCATATGAACTGCAATGTGTGCTTCATGGTCTTGGTCAAGAAATGCTTTAACCGGCTTACCATTAATAATATTCATATTTTCTGTGACAGGACCTAACTGTTTAATATCATCTTTATTAGGAATAAGTTTCTCTGCATTCTTTACACCGAGTACATCTAGCATCTGTCTATTTAACTCAGGTAAGTCATAGATGTCTGGGTTCTGCTGTGCCATTTGCATAACAGCTTGATACTGTACAACTTTCTGTGCCATCGTTGCAGCATTAGGATCAGCGACAGGAATAAGATTTACTTTTTCATAGTCTGATTGTTTAGCTCCAGGTGTTCCTGTTGATGGGTCATACTGATAGTCTGGGTCTGTATAGTCTGCAATGATGTTTTTAAGTAATCCAAACTCTTTTTTCATTGAGTAATAGATTCTTGCATTAACTGCTGACATGACTTTAAGTGTTCTCTCGAGTATTGCAAGTGTAGAACCTACTGGAGAATTAGCTGACATATCAGATACTTTCATATCTGCAGCAGAAGCAAAGCGTCTACCTTCGTCAATAATTTTATCCATTAGAGCAGCAAGTACTTGACTTGGCTCTTTATATGGTAGTGGCATTAAGTTATCACGAATAGTTCCAGACGGTGCGTCAACATCTCTCCACTCTGCTGGTCCAATTGGTGTATCATCACCTTTAATACGTAAGCCTCTTGCTTTAAATCCACCTGGGAGATTAGATAATGTACCCGCGTCTACTAACTGTCTTAATAACATTGTGCCTGATTTTGAAAATCCTCCAATCAGATGAATTAGACCAAAGCAATAAAATCCAAATCCTGGTATATAGCCATAGTGAACAAAGTGCTCACGACGTTTTTTCATATCGTCATCTTGATTCCAATTACGTCTAATAGCTAGAATCTCTGAAGTACCTTTATCAATAGTAACAACGTAAGGTAATGCTATTCCTGTTTTTCTACTTCCGTCTTTGTCTTCATAACCTTCTAAGTCAAGGTTAACATTCATCTCTAGTATTTTATATCTATCATCATTAGTAGCATCAAAGCCCATCTGTTCTGCAATTTTTTTCTCTACTTCATCTAAGTCATAATTTGCTTCACCTAAATCTACATCTTTATAAAAGCCCATCTCTTGTAAATTGTGTATCTCTTGTTTTGTTTTACGCATCACATGAGTTACACGTTCGGCTGTTTCTAAGTTAGAGGCACCATAAGGTACCACCATATCTTCAGCTGGTACAAACACAGATACTTGGCGTTTTAGTGCTGGGTCATAATAAACTTTCTTAAATGCATTACCTGCTAAACCTAGTCCCCATAACATTCTTTCATGTTCAGGTCGGTACTCTGGCATTTTATCCATGAGCTGATAATTCATATTCTCTTGGACTCGCGCTGCTGATTCTAAACACTCAGGTGTTTCTTTTCCAATAATAGAAGTCTTCACAGGGCCTGCAGCTGGAAAGGTTTCCATCATTGTTTCAGCTTGGAATTTAACTAATGCTTCGGAGAGTAGTGGGTGATAGACAGCACATGCGCCTTCCCATGGTTCAGTACGTTCTTCTATTTTAAGACCAAGAAGTTCTAAGCCATCAACATAAGTTTCAAGCCAGTCTTTTCTAGAGTTTATATCATTAGAGAAATCTTCGAGTAAATCTGAGGATAGTTCAGCTAGATATTGTTCATCTAGTTCTTCAGCTAGGTTTTCAGAAAACTCATCATCATCCATTCTATCTGGATCAATAACAATTTCACTATCACCAATACCAATAGTAACTTTTTCTGGGTCTTCTATTTCTATTTCAATAGCTTCTTCATTTTCAGCTATTTCTTCTATGCCTTCTGGAGCTGCATATAGTCCTTTATCTATATCTGCCATTATTTATCCTCATTACACTGCATAATATTTTTTATGGTTTCTACCCCTAAACATCACTATATCATCCTCTTCATCATTCGGCAATCGAATAAATCCACCCTGCCTAAAACGAGCGAGTGCTAAAGTTGTGGAGTCAACCAAGTCATCGTTGGCACCACTAGGGAAATCGTTGCATTCTTCAATAACCTCATGCGCCCAACGCTTGTCTGGTGCCCAAACAACACCACCACTAAACAAATCAGACACAGCATTAACACGGCTAATCTTATCCTGTCCCTTTCCAGGCGTAAATTCTCCAACAGGTATTCCCATTCTTCTAAACTCTTGATATAAAGCCGCCCCATTTGATTTTTTCTCTACAATAAATGCGTCTGGCTCCCACTCTTGATATTCATCTAAGCAAAGCTGCTTAAGTTCTGGGAATTCCAAACGCTCTTTTATTGCATTCAATAATATTATAGCGTAATTGTTAGTCTCTTCATTAAGAAATACGCCCCATGTTGTTAATGCGTTGTAATCTGCTCTATTATTAGCTTCTTGCGCAGCATCAAGTGTCATTATTATAAATTCACACGGTGGTGGGTCTTCTTCTTCCCACATATTCCACCATTCTCGCTTGATTAGCGCGCCTTCTTCCGATGTCGGGTTCTGT